GAAACTCTCACTGACGAACAGATTGCCGTCCTCCTTGTGAAAGCTCAGAAACAGGCTGCAAATCAACACTTTTGGGCGGATGATGATATTCCGACAGAGGCAGAGTTGGAGAGATTTTATAACCGGTATGAGTTTGAAATCTATGATTTGGCGAAAGCCATAAACTCTGACGATGCGAGGGGCGGGCTTGTATCTCACACAGAACTTGGAGTTACCCGGAACTGGGGACAGACAGGTAAGAAAGATATTGAGTTGGCCTTGGCGAAGATCCCACCCAAAACCTATGTCGGTCTGTTAAGGAGGGATGGCAATGCCGAAGCTGAGACTTAAAGACCTCAGATTGAACCAAGTCCCTTTTTATTACCAGACCTATGACGGAACGGTGGATGAAGTGGACGAGGATGGCAACCTTACCGGGGAGAGCATACCGAAGTATTCAAATCCGGTTCGTGTGCTTGCGAGAGTAAGCCCGAACTCAGGAAATGCCGAGGACTCCCCATTTGGTAAAGATATTGTCTACGACAAGACCATATCAACCGTACAGAAATTACCGATTGATGAATACTCAAAACTCTTCATAGATGTGGTTCCTATTCTCAATGAGGACGGGTCCACGGACACAGAACCAGATTATATATGTGTCTGCCCGAAACATGATTTGCAACAGAATCTATGGGCGATACGGAAGATTAAGGGGAATATCCATGCAGGACAAAATAACGATCAATCCCTTTGACCCGAACAGCATAGATGAGGCTATTAAGAAACTGGAAAAGCGGAAAGAGCGTATACACAAATGCGCAGAGAAACTTATACAGAGACTTACAGACCTCGGAGTTGAAAAGGCACAGGAGTTAGTTCCGGTTGATACCGGTACGGCAAGATCTTCCATTATCGGTTATCTGGATGAGACAGATGGAGTTGGAATCATAAGTGCCGGAGGGTATTGCAAGTACATTGAGTTTGGTACTGGTGTAAAGGGTAGGGACAACTCCCACCCAAGCGAAGAGTACAAGGCAATAATGAACTGGGCATACAATTCCGGGGCAACAATCTTTACCACGAAAGACGGCAGAGAGGGTTGGTATTATCCGGCTGATGATGGCACATGGCGATTTACAGAGGGTATGCCGTCAAGACCATTCATGTATGAGACGGCGCAATATCTGAGGAAAGAAGCACAAAAAATAGCAAGCGAGGTATTCAAGGATGGTTAAGGACAATGTGAATTTGTATTTTACGAACCTCCTGAAAGACTTGCAGAAACAATACAGCAGTTTGAAAGGAGGACAGGTGTATAAAGCTACACCACCGTCATTCCCCTATATGTATTTCAAACAGATAGGCGGAGACGGAGCGTTATCCACACTTTCAAATACAGAGGACGGTATCAATCTTGGATTGGAAGTCAAATTCTATTCAAACAAATCCGCCTCAGAAGTGCGGAAGTTAGCAAATTCCTCAAGGGAATATATGGTAGGGATTGGATTTCATTGCGACTACTTCTCCCCTGTGGAGAATGTAAGCGATACTTCCATTTCACAATTCCTTACCCGATTCTCAAAACTGGAAACATGATTAACTCCATCGGCTAGGGTCGCTCCCGAAAAGCACTCGCCTGGTGTCTGCCGGTGGTTTTAATAAATTCAAGGCTTTACCTCTTAGGCAAAGGAAAACACAAGGAGGTAGAACGAAGATGGCAAAATGTACAAATGTGACATATCTCATGCACGAGAAAGCAGATGCTCCCGGAACATTTGAGAAGTTAATCGACATTACTGAGTACCCGGATCTCGGTGGAGAAAAGGAAAAACTCGATGTTACAACACTTTCCGATACGAAGAAAAGAACCATTAACGGTATCGAGGACACAGGGGATCTTGCTTTCAAAGCATGGTATGAGAAAGCTGATTACAAGAAACTCTTGGATCTGCAGGAAGCAGGAAAAGTTGATAAATACCAGTTATGGTTTGGAGAAGAGGGTGTTGACGGCAAATGGGAGTGGGCCGGTGTTATGGCAGTATATCCGACAAGCGGATCTTCCAACAATGCGAGAGAAATGTCATTCTCCATTACTGATGAGGGCGAAGAGGCTCTTCATTATGTAACAGCGTGAAAAAGTGAAACAGCGGCAGGGGAATAATCCTCTGCCGTACAAATAGGACAAATTAACGAAAGGACGGTTAATAAGTATGATTTTACAGACAGCGAATGGACCTAAAGAGATTAAAGTAGCAGATCTCGATTTTACAAACCTTATGTGTGATCTGGAAGATCACGATGTAGATGTAATGGGACTTCTGGATGATGATACCAGAGAGAACATGAAGATTTTTAAGACAATCAGAGCGATCATCGCAGTCCTTACCGGCACAAAGGATCTCACAAAAGCCGGAAAGATACTGAGCGAACATTTGAAGTACGGCGGTTCCATGGATGAAGTCATGGAAGCCTTTACGGAGGCAATGAAAACCGCGGGTTTTGGCGAGGAAGCCGAGGAACCTCCGAAGAGCGGAGGAAAGAAAACCAAGGCGGCAACAGAGTAGAGGAAATAGATCTCAGTAAATACAAAACATTTACAGAGATTATCAATAAAGTTTGGCTTCCCAACGCTCTCCTTTATGGAGTTTCCTATGAGACCTTTTGGACATTAAACCCTACGAAATTAGAGCCATTCCAAAAGAAGAGAGAAATGGAAGCGAAAGAACAGGCCACAGCCTTAGATACGTTGGCGTGGTCCGTTGGTTCGTATGTCGTAGATGCCATTGCAATCTTCCTTGGCAGAAATGCTCCGGCATACCCAAGCCAACCAAGAAACATGAACAGCACAGAGGACGCACCGCCGGGAGCAAAAATGACGGATGCAGACAGATTCGCTGCCTTTGCCGCAGAACATAATAAGCGATTGAGACAGCGAAGAGAAAAGTAGCTGATTACATGGGGATAGGTTGACGAACCGAAACAGCGCAAGTCCGGCGCAGTTCCCCATGTTTTCTTATTTTACGGACAAACAATACCACCCACGGACAGGGTTTTACGAAGTGAGGTGGCAAAATGCCTGATAACAGAGTAGATAGCATTTTATTGGAAATAGAAGCCACCACTGATAAGGCAGACGGTGGTATTGATAAAGTAACAAAAGCTCTTACCTCAATGAAGAAAATCACTGAGGGATTAGATACAGAAAAGTTAAAACAGATTCTTGATGTAATGCGTGGTTTCTCCGGCGTTGGAGATGATCTTAAAAATGCCGGAAGTGGTATGAGAAGCATTGCATCATCCATTAAGTCTCTGTCAGGAGTTGATACGGCGAAATTAAAAGAGGTTGCGGCTACTGTAAAGGAAGTCAGCACAGCACTTGGAAACCTCGGATCGAATAATCGCGTCAGCATCAGAATTGATTCTGAGGGGGCACAGAGACGTGTACAGCCTTTGGAGAACGGTCAGCAAGCAGCGGCAGCCACAGAAAGCGTTGCGACTGCATCAGAAGAGGCACAGGCAGCAATGAACGGTGCCGCATCAGCGGCAAGTCAGTTGGCACAAGAGGAAAGCAACCTCGGAACTGCCGGACAAAGTGCAGCAGCCGGACAGACAAACTTAAACGAAAGTCTCAATCAGGCAAACACAAATCCGGCTAATAGACGTATTCAGGAACTCATAGACCAGATCAATAAGTACAAAGCCACTGTCAGCGGTATGGAGAGTGGAAAGATACGGTTTGATACCGGTCAGTATGAGGAGGCTGTGAATGGTCTCAGACAGGCACAGGAACAGTTTAAGCAGTTCAAGGAAACGGTTTCACAGTCTCCTAAGAATATGGAGGATGTGGCAAAGTCCATTAAGTCCATAGGGGATGCAGCACAGAAATGTGGACTTGGAACCTTTTCTTCTATATTAAGTGGAATTGCATCAATTCTTCCGGCCATTGAAACTGGGGGCATGGCGGCAAATGCCGGATTCCAGTCTATGGCGGTAGGTCTTGAAGCCGTTCAGGCGGCGATACCGATTATTGGTATTATCCTGACAATCCTTACTGCAATCATCAATGCGGTAAGGCAAGTGGCAAATGCTGTAAAGAACGAGACACAAAAAATCATTTCTGCCGTGAAAACGGTAGTGAACAAAATCCGTTCTGGGATTGCTGCAATTATAAATAAATTCAAGGAACTCAAAAAGAGAGTGAGAGAGAGCCTTGGATTTTCAGAAAAACAATCTGGTGCATTTGCAAAGAAACTCGGCTCAATCATCCGACTTGGAACGTTCATGTTATTACGTTCAATGTTTACACACCTATTTGAACTCGTAAAAACAGGATTCGATAACCTTGTTATTTATTCAAAAAGAGCCGGAACAGAGTTTCACAAAAACGTAAATCTGCTCTACAACGATTTGCGACAGCTTGGAGCATCACTGACAACTGCATTTGAGCCAATACTGAATGTAGTTACTCCGATTCTGGATTATCTGATTCAGAAGCTCGTTGCAGCAACAAACGCATTGGCACAGTTCTTCTCAGCACTCACAGGTAAGAAGTTCTATACCAAGGCAATAAAACAGAATAAAGATTATACAGATTCCTTAAATGGTGCTGCAAAGGCGGCAAAGAACCTTACCACCGGCATAGATGAGCTTAACATCCTAAGTGATGATAAAAGCGGCAGTGGAAGCAACAGCGGAGCCGATGGAAGCGGTTATGAAACAGACGAGATTGCGGATAAGTACAAAAATCTTGCACAGATGATTAAGGATGCTTGGGATGAAGCTGATTTCTACGATGTAGGAAGAATGTTCGGGGAGAAACTGAAAGAAGCCCTCGATAACATTCAGTGGGACGGCATCAAAGCATCTCTGAGAAAGATTGCGAAGTGCATTGCGACATTCCTGAATGGTTTCCTTGAAACTCCTGGATTGTTCACATCAATAGGTGTGACAATAGCGCAAGCTATTAACTCTGCATTTGAGTTCGTTGATTCATTTGTAGAAAACTTCCATTGGAGCAGTCTCGGAACGGCAATAGCAGATCTTATCATTGGTGCATTAGATACTCTTGACTGGACTCTGATAAATAAAACCGCAAAGGGACTTGCACAGGGTATCGTAGATGCAATCAACGCTGCCCTGCAGACAGAAGATCTCTGGAAGAAAATTGGAACAGCAATTTCCAATGCAATAAACTCAGCGATTCTATTTGCAAAGACATTCGTTACCGGATTGGATTGGGCTTCACTCGGAACCGCAATCGGCAATCTGCTTGGCAATGCAATAGCCGGAATTGATTATGTTGGCATTGGAGAAACATTCGCTGGTTTTGTAAATGGTGTATTTACTGCCGTACTGAATTTCTCAAAGACTTTCCCATGGAAAGATATTGCTACGAACTTTGCAAACGGTGTCAACACAGCACTGAAAAAACTCGATTGGAATACCATCAAAGACGGTTTCGATACTTTCTGTGAGGGACTTGGAACAAATATAAATACCGCAATTACGGAGATCGACTGGAATCTTGTAGGCACAACGCTTGGTAACAGCATCAAGACACTTTTCAGCGGTCTTGGAAAATTCCTTGCGAAGATAGATTTCAAGAAAATCGGAAGTGACTTTGCGAGTGCGATAAACAAGGCAGTTAAGACTATCGACTGGAAAGAAGCCGGTGGCACAATCAATTCCCTTATATCTGGTGTATGCACACTGATTAACACTTTGATAGATGAGGTGGATTGGTACGAACTTCTAAAGGGCGTAGGAACGGCAATGTCCGAGATTGACTGGGACACAATACTCAAAACAGTCTTTAAGGTATTTGCAGCCAAGTGGACATTCAAGAATATGTTCAAATGGGTATCATGGACCGCCATTTGGAATGAACTGAAAACAAGCGTTGTCGAGGGAATATCAAAGAAGTTCGGAATTGGATCTGATGATGGAGAAATAAATACTGTCGGAGAGAAAATAGTCAGTGGCTTGCTGGGTGGAATATCTAAATCCCTTTTGCCAGCACCATTGCAGACAGCGTTGAGTTGTTTCGGAAATGTGACAGATGTTGTCAAAGGAATATTCGGCATAGGTGGTTCATCCGATTCAACCGTATTCAGCACACTTGGAAGTAATCTTGTCACTGCTTTCAATGGAGGCATCGGAAAGAAATTCTCAGACTGCCAAGCAAAAGTTACGGAGTGGGCCGGAAAGGTCAATGACTGGTTCTCGGGTACGAGCTTTGGAAAGATTTGCAAAGAGACTTGGGAAACCCACGGTCAGAACATCATAACCGGCTTTAAGGACAAGATAGGCAATGCTTATACCACCACGAAAGACAGCATCACGACTTGGGCTACTAAGGCTAAAGAGTGGTTCAACAATTCATCATTTGGTGGGGTCAACATGGAAACATGGACCGGATATGCAAATGACATTATCTCCGGTTTCAAGACAAAAGTGGGAAATGCCTATACACAGACCAAGGACAACATTACCACATGGGCCTCAAAGGCAAAGGAATGGTTTAATAGTTCTTCATTCGGCGGAGTGAATAACGGTACATGGACCACCTACGCAAATGATATTATCACTGGTTTCAAAACAAAGGTGGGTAACACATACACCACCACAAAAGATAACATCACAACCTGGGCGAGCAAAGTTAAGGAATGGTATACGAGCAGCGGCTTTGGAAACATCAATAGCAATACTTGGCAGACCTACGCAAACAATATCATTTCCGGCTTCCGGGAAAAGGTTGGAAACACCTATACCACCACAAAGAACAACATTACTACTTGGGCGAGTAGCCTGAAAGATTGGTTTTCTGGATCTTCATTCGGAAATATCAACAATGCCACATGGACCACTTATGCAGGAAATATCATAACTGGTTTCAGGAACAAAATAGGACTGTCGTACACAGATACGAAAAGCAATATCACAACATGGGCTTCAAACCTCAAAACGTGGTTCTCTGATAGTGGTTTTGGAGGCATCAATAGTTCTAAGTGGAGTACCTATGCAGAGAATATTATTTCCGGCTTCAAAACGAAAATCGGAAACAGTTATACGACTTGTAAGAGCAACATTACAACATGGGCTTCTAATGTAAAAACGTGGTTCACAAATACCTGTTCTTATGACAAGTGGTATGACATTGCAAAAAATGTGGTAGATGGTTTTAAGAACGGTATAGGAAATCTGTACTCTACCTGTAAGAACAACATTGAATCGTGGGGCAGCAGTATTATCTCATGGTTCAAAGACAAGCTGGATATTAACTCTCCGTCCAGAGTATTCAAACGATTAGGTGCATATTCCGTAGAGGGATATAACATCGGCGTAGAGAAAGAGGGAGAGAAAACAAAAGGAATTGTCACTTCCTGGGTAGATTCATTCGCTGATATGGACGTGAACCTCGGAACACGTCTGAAAATCAATGACAGTGCATTGAAAGAATACAGCAACAATTATGGAAGTGATTTCACGAATGAAGCAATCGTGCAGCGTGTGACAAGGGAGGTATCTACAAACGGAACCGTGCAGGCAACGCTTAATTCCGGCGGCGGTCTGAAAGAAGCTATCAAAGAGGCTCTGGACGATCTTGGAATAACAACCGCTGTGAGTGAGATTTCCAAGAACACCAAGACACAGGCTGATAAGAAAGAACAGACGATTGTTGAAATCGGTGGAAAGACAGTTACGGATGCAGTAACCACACAGCGCAATGCCAACGGTTACAGCTTCCAAGGAGCGTAAAGGAGGGATATGGAATGGCTTATATATCAGTAAATGGTTATGACTTTCCCCCTCCTAAACGTGGGGCAAAGCCAACTGTATCTACAATGGTGGATGCCGGAAGAAATGCCAACGGCACGGTCGTAGGGCAGAGAGTTGGGCGAGATCAGTACAAACTCGACACTCTGGAATGGCCGTGGCTGACGGCAGCAGAGTGGAGCCGGATGCTTACGGTGCTGAGTGCGTTTTTCGTATATGTCACTTTCCCAGATCCGGTCACTATGAAAAAAATAACAATAAAGATGTACCCCGGAGATAGAACGGCGGAACCGTACTGGATAGATTCAGACGGAAATCCAATTACCTATCAGAGTTGCAAAGTAAACCTTATTGATTGCGGAGAGTGATTGTATGCAGAAAGTATCAAATGAATACAAGGAAAGCATGAAAAGCTCTCTTAGAGAGCGGTCATATATGATGATTTCATTCGGTCTGGTAAATCAGGAAGCACAGGCCAATGCAACCGTCATAGGTAACAACTTTGCCTACTATTCAAAGCAGACCGGGTTGTTCGGTCAGCGAAAAGAGACAACCGTATATGCCACATTGGAGCAGGACTTCACAAAGGTAGACGGCTCTATGTATTTTCTCCCAAGGGAGAATACTTCCGGGAATTACTACGACACCGGTTTGATAAGTAAACCTCTGATTCCATCAAGCGGATATGAGCTGCTTATCGAACTGAATGTTGTAGCAACAGACATTAAAGGACTGACTATCAATTTTGGAGAGGGTTATCCTACCAGGTTCGACATACTCACGAGTAGCGGACAGAGAATAGAGATTGCTGACAACGATCAGTCAGAGTTCAGTACAGAACAGGTGTTAGAGAATACCACATATATAAAATTCATCTTCTACAAGATGAAAAATCCATATTCCAGACTGAGGATTTATTCAATTCAGTTAGGCTACGGTCTTGTTTATTACAATGACGATATTATGGATTCTAAATTAGATAGCTACATATCCCCAATTTGCGAGGATGTTCCACAGATAGATTTCATGGTTAAGTTACAGAATTACGATCAGTATTTCAATGTAGACAACCCAAACTCAGCAATCAACTTCTTGGAGACAGGGCAGGAGATGTATATCTGGTACGGTTATCAGTTGCCGAACTCAGACACTATCGAATGGATAAGAGGGGCAAAGTTACAGTGTAGTGCATGGGAAAGCGATGATTACTCGGCAACGATAAGGTGTCAGGATCTTTTCAGAAACATGGACGAGGAATATTACAAAGGCCGCTATGCTCCGGCAGGAATCACATATTACCATGCAGCAGAATTGGTCTTTCAGGATGCCGGAATTGAGGAATACTACATTGATCCGTACCTCAAAAAGTCAACCACAAAAAACCCCATACCGAGGGTTAAGCACAAAGAGGCTTTGCAGATTATCGCTAATGCCTGCAGATGTGTTCTTTCACAGAACCGGTACGGCAGACCACAAATTAAATCCTCATTCGCACCGGAGTACGACATAACGTGCAACGGAGAGACAGAGTATTCCCATGTTCGGAATATAAAGAGTGAGACTGCAAAACAGGAGTACGCTTCATTTGCACACAACTACACCACTGTAAATGCAGAAATGTATTATCTCCCGGAGAACCAGAGTAAGGCAGATAAGTATACCGGATATATTTCATTACAGCAGTCCAATAAGGATTGCCTATTTGAAGAAAATCCGATTATCTACATAACTCAGGAAACCGCCTGTATGTACTATGGTTTGCAGTTAATGTTTGGCTCTACACTGCCTGACGGAATTATATTCAGGACTTTCAATGACGGCAAAAAGGTGGATGAGTATGAGGTAAATTCGGACATTACAAAGAGGCTGATAGTGCAGCACGATTTTGATGATTTTGATTTGATGGAGATTGAGTTTACAAAGACAAAAGAACCATTCGACCGCATAGTCGTTGATTACTTCTCATTTGGCGATATAACGGATTTTACAATGGAAAGGCAGGATATGACCTCTTCTCCAAAATCAATCAAACAGGAGCTTGTCAAGGCAGTCAGAGTGCCATGCTATTCCTACCAGAAAGGAACTGCGGAAGAAACTCTTATTAGTGAAGAGACGGAGGCAGTAAAGGGAGATATTCAGACGTATTATCTCGGAGATCCGACTTATGGATGCAGAGCTACGTTCAATTCCTCGGCATCAAACGTTAGCATCATAGAAAACGGAGATTATTATGTGACAGTTAAGTTTCTAATTACTGGCAAGTACCAGTTTGAAATTATAGGACACAGATACAACATTGTCGAGCAGTATGCCGTAAAAACGCTCAATAGCAGAGGAAAGACCATAACATGGAAAAATCCTCTGGTAAGCGATATGGAAACGGCAAACCACTTGGCAGACTGGCTTGGGGATTATTACAACGCCGGTATTGAGTACGAATACAATACCCGTGGAAATCCAGAGATTGATGCGAACGACATTGTTTATCAGGAGAACGCATATCGCCCTGGATTAAAGGTCAATATCTATCGCCACATTGTTAATTTCTCACAGAGTTTATCTGGAAAGGTAATTGCCCGTAGGGTATCAGAAAAATAAGAACAGAAAGGAAGAGGAAAATGAATGGCTATTAAATCCGTACAGGCTATCGTAAACGGTGTGACTACCACACTCACATACGACAGCGCATCAAAGACTTACAAGGCTACGCTTACCGCTCCGGCAAAGTCCTCATACAATCAGTCAGGACATTATTACGGAGTACAGATCATCGCCAAGGATGAGGCCGGCAACACGACTACCGTAAACCAGTCGGATGCCACACTCGGAAGTAAGCTGAGGCTTACGGTAAAAGAGAAAACCGCACCGGTTATCACAATCTCTTCTCCGACAGCATCACAGTTACTTACGAGCAATCAGCCGACAATTTCATTCACAGTCACAGATGATGATTCTGGTGTCAATCCAGATACAATCAAACTGCTTATTGATGGTTCTGAAATATCTGGAATCACAAAGACAAAGACAACGTCCGGTTATTCATGCAGTTATAAACCGTCCACAGCACTTTCAGACGGTTCACACACCGTTGTTGTAAAAGCATCCGACTATGACGGCAATGCAGCTACTCAAAAGAGTGTTTCATTCAAGATCGATACTGTACCGCCTGAGTTATCAGTTACAAGTCCGGTAAACAAACTTGTCACGAATAAAACCAAAGTAACGGTAGCCGGAACTACCAACGATGCAACATCAAGTCCGGTTACACTGACAATCAACGGCAGTGCAGTAACTGTATATGACGATGGTACTTTCTCAAAGGATATAACCCTGAAAGATGGCTCAAACACCATTACCGTTGTAGCAAAGGACGGAGCCGGAAGAACCACGACCGTCACAAGAACAGTAACCCTCGATACAAAAGCACCGGTTATCTCAGATGTTTCATTGGCACCGAACCCGGCGGATGTCGGAGCAACCTATGTAATTTCTGTTTCGGTAACAGATTAGGCGGTGCGGCATGGCAGCTAACATATTGGTAAGGGACGTTACGATAAGTTCAAACCCCGTGCAGGCAAAGGGGAAATACACAATCTCAGTTTCCATTGAGGAACTGAAAGGCGTTGCATTTGTCGGCAATTATGTTGGCTCCTATGTCAATATATCAGACAAGGAAATTCCTGATAAATTGCCACTGGCATACGTTGGCAATTACACCAAAGGATAGGAGGCGATGAATAATGGCTGATATAGCAAATGTCACAGGAACACTTGACGATAAAGAACTGAATTTTCAGCACTCTATCGGAACCGTATATAAAGCCTCCGCAAGCATAGATGGTTCGGAAAAGGATCATGTAGCCGTATTGACGGCAACGGATTCTGCCGGGAATAGTACAACGGAAACAATGGTTATTTCTATCTCTGGTTCCTGGACCACTCCAAAAACAGATTGGTACGGTTACACAGACGATGATGGGATTTATCACGGAGACCGGTTTAACACGGAGGATTTCAACCGGATAAAGAACAACCTCGCATATCTCAGAGAGATAGCCGTGGCAATGTACCAGGAGTTTTCCATAAATGATCTGGGAGACGATAGGAGCAAAGACCAGTATTTTTATGCGGATGAGATAAATCAGTTGGAAGAAAACATTAAGCTCATAGCTGAAAACACATTTAAACCGGACATAGGGGAGAACCCCTTATACACAGCGAATGGAAAGATTTTTGATTTCAACGAACTCAACCGCATTGAAAGCCTAATTTTGGATTTATTCAATCAGTTATTAAACCAATACAGAGGTCGGCAGATGCTTACCTTTAACTTTGGCATAAGGAGGGAGGCGTTCTAAGTGGCGTGGGAACGATTAAAGACAGACTACAAGGATGCCGTATGGTCCGGTCTGCGGAAGTTCATACCTATTGATAATGGGGACGGCAGTTATTCCGTAAAAGATGTGACCCAGTACACGGTGTACGATGAATCGTTTTTCGGTGCGTATGATGCCAACCGCATCAATACAGCCGTCAACGCAATCATGGCAGCATTGGAAAACGGAACAGATTTGTATGAGGTATTCACAGAGTTTTTTGAGAACCAGAAAGTTGAGTTTGACAAGAGAGCAAATCTGGATCTCGACTCATTCAATATCTTTCTCGACAATTTGCAGGCAACGGCAAATGCGGATGTTGTGCAGTTAAAGAAAGACTACACATCTGAAATGACAACGTTTGAGAACAATCAGGAAATATTGTTTAATCAATGGTTTTCAATGATTAAAGATCAGTTGTCAGCGGATGCAGCCGGAAAATTGCAGAATGAAATCAACGATGTGGAAACCCACATCAGAAACCTTGCAGTGAAGATACATTTCAACGATACCGTTGGAACTGCTGCTGCAATAACTGTACAAAATGTAACATCCGGTAACAAATATACTGTTACAGATTATACTCAGCCTTTGTATCTCACAGAGGCAGGAGAGTACACAATAAGCATTGCGAATGACAACTATATAGTTGCCCCGAAAACATTTTCTATCAGCAATGCGGATCTTATGACACATAAGACTTTCAGAATCATGGACGGCAACGGATTGGCGTTTGTCGATGGTTTTGTAGGAGCCTATGTAAATAAATAACGGAGGTAGACAAAATGAGAGATTTCCCTAAGAGACTTGCAACCGCCGAGGACATTAGAAATTGTAAATCCTTGGTGGATGATGGCGCATTTGCAGCAAAAGACCTGTTGGAAGCCATCGAAGATCTTGAAAACATGAATTATCTTCATTGCCCGGTTCTTGCGGTAGGAGAGGATAAGAAAACTGTTACCATTCACTATTGTGCTGAGGCAAAAGCAAATACAAAGGCGATTGTCGGAAATAAGACGGTAACAATCACAAACGTAACACATGAAGAGGGCGAACCGGATGAGATTACAGGAGAGAAACAGTTGGAAACGACCGTTATTTCCACATCCGCTATGGTATCTGTGGATGCAACAGAAATCGCAGTTACCGCACCATACACCATTTACGACAGTCTCGGCATGACGGCCGAAGAACTGAATCAGATTAAGGAGGAATTGGCTAATGAGTAAATTCTACGGTTATGATGAAGCAATGGAAAATGACATTGCGAAGATAACCACCCCGAAACTTGCGCTTATGTCCGATGTCGTTGCATCTGATAAGAAGTTTATTCGCATGGAGAACGGTTCCCTTACTGTTATCGCAGGAGTTTTGATTGCGGTAGGCAATTCTGTTTTTAAGACAGAAAAAACCACTCTTACAGCGAGCAACTTGGACGGAACAGCAACTAAGTTTGAGGTGGGAAAGGACTATTGCATTTATATCTGTGATCCTACCGGTGGAGATGCCACGAACTTTGCCGCAGAACAGTATCGTATTTCCCTTAATACGACATATCCAAACGGTTATACGGCAGTTACATCAAGAAAAATCGGTGGCTTCCATTACGGTGTTGTCAGAAAAACAAATAGTTCTGGTATTCCGATCAGCGCATCAGGTGCTGCATTAGGAAGTGGATGGGAAACAAACGTAACAGAGGGGATCGTTCCTAACTCTGTATGGACTCTTCTCCATAGACCTACCTGTGATCCTACCGGAATGGTTTATATCGGACCGTTCTGGGGAGACATATATCTTTCATCCGACAATGGTGCCAGTGGTTTGCAGAGCAAAAAGGGTGTTGTGCCGATTACTGGAACAGAGGGATTAAACTGGTATATCGCCAATGAAAGAGCTATGAGAGTAGGCAAGAGACTTCCAACCTACGCTGAGTTCTGCAAAGGCGCATACGGTTCTCCACAGGGCGAAGATGGTAACAACACATACGCATGGTCCGCAACTTCCAATACGGCAAGAACCGCCTGCGGAAATGTAAAGAACGCAGTTTCCGCAACGAATGTTCGCGACCTTGTTGGAAACGTATGGAAGTGGCTTGATGAGTTCATTCACGACCCTACCGGATCAGCATGGAACTGGTATGACGTTATGAGCGGACAGAAAGTTGGCCAGCTTTACATGGCCAACAACACTGGCTTGCACGCGCTCATTGGCGGTGGCAGCTGGAACGACGGGGTTCACGGTGGTTCGCGGACTGTGAATTGCAACAATGCTCCGTGTTACGTGTACGCGAACGTTGGCGTGTGGTGCGTCTGTGACTCGCTGTAAGCTGATGGGGACCGGCGAAAGCCGAGTCCCTTGCAGTTGAAAGGTTGGGTGTAATGGCATACGAAAGCAAATATGAAAATCCCTCCACTCTGAAAATGGACTACGTTCATACAGAGGCACACCAGATGGCCTACGACCTATCGGTATATCTCCATAAGAAAGTGAGAGAAATGCCACATTATGAGAAATTCACTCTCCAAAAGGATATACGAGAATGTATAGACGGAATCATGGATGAGATAGAAGCATACGAGAGATCAAAGACAATCAGCCATCTTTACACAGCCGACAGGTTGAAAGGAAGATTGGTACGGAAAATCCGATTGGCACATGATCTCAAATATTCTGCAATGAACGACAGAGTATACAAATATTGTGCAACACAGATCGGTATTCTCGGTGCGTATATCGGAGGGTTAATAAACAAGGCACAAAAGGAAAAGAAATCAAAATAAGCAACTATCTTGGGGTAGCTGTTAATTCGCACTGTCGCTCCGTGGCTTGCACGCGCTCATTGGCGGTGGCAACTGGAACAACGGGGTTCACGATGGTTCGCGGACTGTGAATTGCAACAATTATCCGTGGAACGTGAACACGAACATTGGCGTGTGGTGCGTCTGTGACTATTTTGAAAACTGTCAGATTGGTGGAGCTATGGCTTGCCAACAAGGATTATTTGATAATCATTTATTGAATAGTCAGACGGCTATCCCGTCCCGTGCAAACCGGGCGAACTTAAAACAGCGAAGCCAAATAGTAGCGAAAGCGAAGGAAGTGTGGCGTAAGCATTATTTATGAAGAGAATAACAGGTCTTATGAAAAACATCTGTACCATGAAGAACGCATTAAACGCATACCAAAAAGCGAGGCGGTGCAAAAGGTACAGACCGGAGGTTTTGGAGTTTGAAGCAAACAGAGAGGAATATCTCGGCAAAGCCATTCGGGAATTGGAAAGTTTGACATATACTCCTGGAAAGTACAAGGTATTCAAAGTTTGGGAACCCAAAGAGCGTATAATCATGGCTTTGCCATTTTACGATAGGGTTATCCAACATATGATTGTCAATTACATAGAGCCGATATTTGAGTATCAGTTCATCTACCATTCCTATGCTTGCAGAAAAGGGAAAGGTGCTCACAGAGCCAGCAAGCAGTTGACAAGGTGGTTATATAATCTGGAAGTTGTGCAAGGTAAATCAGTCTATGTACTGAAAGCCGACATACACCATTACTTCCAGAGCATAGACCACAAGGTTCTGAAAAGAGAAATCAGAACCTACATTAAAGACAAGGACTTACTCGTAATCCTTGACCGGATAATAGACCATAATGGGATATTCCCGGACGGTGTCGGCATACCGGTTGGAAATCTTACGAGCCAACTATTTGCCAACGTGTATTTACACCGATTGGATATGTTCGTAAAACATACACTTCATGCAGAACACTACATGAGATATATGGATGATTTTGTGATTATATCAGAGGATCTTGAACAGTTGAAACGGTGGGAGAAACAGATAGAAATATTCCTTGCGGATGTTCTTAAATTACAATTAAATCCAAAAACAACCATTGTTTATGCAAAGAACGGAGTGGATTTTGTTGGATATAGGCATTGGAACTCTACGAAGAAAATCAGAAAGGATGCTATGCGTAGACTGAAACGCCTTATGAAGAATTTCAAAGATGGAACTATCACGGAAGAATTTTTCGACAAATCGTTTACAAGTAGAATTGGTTCGATAAAACACGCCGACACCTACAATCTGGTGCAGAAGATCACCTGTGAAGCAAAGGAGTTAAAGGAAAGTCATGCGTGATGGAAGTTATGTCATTGTAGATAGGCTGTGTGAGGCAACCACACAACTGCTTGAAATAATTAAAAAGCAGGAAGAAATCATTGAGCAGTGCAGAATATCGGATGAACTGCATAAGGAACTCGATGATATGAAAAACGACGTGGATCAGAAGATGGATTTAATTGAGTATGATTTGAGATCATACAGACGGGAGCGTGAAGAATGATAGATTTTATCGTGAAATATTGGATCGAGTTTCTTTTTGGATTGATAATCAGCGGAATGGGCGTGATGGCGAAGCTGATGTACAATCAGCACTTAAAAAACAAAGCCATTGACAAGGGCGTAGAAGCTCTTTTAAGAAATGGTATCGTTCAGACATACAATAAGTGGTCTGAGAGGGGTTACTGCCCCATATATGCACGAGAGAACGCCACAAGGATGTATGAACCTTATCACATACTTGGCGGAAATGATGTTGCGACAGACTTAATCGAAGATCTGAAAGGACTACCGACAGAACCACAAAAGAAGAAAGAGGGTGTAGAAGATGATACTTAAAATTCTTATAGGTTTCGCTCTCGGTTACATTGCAGCTTGCGTGACATTTTACATCCTGCAGAAAAGAGAGCGTAGGCGGAGAAAAGAGAAGAAAAAGAAAGTAAGCCTGAACACCTATGCAAAGGTAGCCACTACTGCGGTATTGGCTCATGGGATGATCCTTACATCGTGTTCCTATGTTCTCTCATGGATAGGCATGGACCCGGTGGTGGATGTATCAAGCACAATCGTCAAAGAAATCGTAGCTCCATTGGTGGTTTACCTTGGAACAAATACGATTATGAACATCTTTGAAAAGAACAAACTCAGTTTTTCAGTACCAATCAACAGCACCGTCATAAGCAAAGACGGAACCACACACAAAGCCTCTGATGATGAGGCAGTAGGATAGGAGGTCATATTATGACAATGGAATTTTTAATTGTAGCACTGTTCGCAGTATCATTACTCACAAACCTTACCGTTGAGGGAATCAAGAAACTTCTGGATAAGAAATCTGTTGACTATTCATCGAACGTGATGGCAGCAGTTACCGCAGTCGTTATCTCCGTGGCACTGTCCGCCGGGTATCTGATTTACACAGAAACGATGCTTAACGCAAAGATTGGCGTTGAACTCATTGCCCTTGCGTATCTTAGTTTTTTAGTTGCCACGAACGGATATGACAAAGTTATTCAGGCAATCAAGCAGATCAAACAGATTGGAAACCAGTAAGAGAATATTATTCAGAGCCATGAGCCGGATGTGAATTAACACACCCGGCTCTTTCTTTTTAAGGAGGCACGGATCATGGCATTGAAAGGTACGACAGCACAGGAGAGGGCATGGAACTTCTTTTGTGCTAAAGGATTAAGCCATTACGCCGTAAGTGGTGTCATGGCAAGCATAAGAGCCGAGAGCGGATTCAATCCTCGCAATCTGCAGAACAGTTGTGAGAAAAAGAGCGGGTATACAGATGAAACATATACCGCTGCGGTAGACAACGGCAGCTATGGGAACTTTGTCCGGGATTCCTACGGCTATGGGTACGCACAGTGGACCTATTGGAGCAGAAAACAGAATCTTCTCAATTTTGCCAAGAAGAAAAATAAGTCCATCGGAGACGAAGAGATGCAGTTAGAATTTCTGTGGGAGGAATTGACCGGATCGTACAAAGTGGTTCTTACAAAACTCAAAGCCGCAAAATCCACACAGGAAGCATCCAACATTATCCTGACCGGATATGAAAAGCCGAAAGATCAGGGGCAAAAGGTAAAGGCAACCAGGGGATCTTATGCCAAGGAATATTATAACCAGTTTGCAGTGAAAAAGGAGGAAAAGACAATGAAAGTAATTATCGGAAGTGCAAGAAGAGATGAGAACGGAAAGTATGCCGGAGGCAAGCCGGGAGATCAGGATGGCGTAGAGGTAAGCACACAGAATTATTATGTTCATACCAAAGGATGGTATATGTTCCGCTTCCTGAGTGACGAACACGCAAAGAAAGTTGCTAAAGCAATGTGGGATGCCTGCATGAACAACAATATCGGTTACTGTCAGGCACACAGATCCATTATTACCATGTTCAAAAAGTACGGCAGCATGAAAGCAATCGGAGAAAAGACAGAAACAGATTGCAGTAACCTCGTAAGAGGATGTATCTATGAGGCAACCGGCATTGACTTAGGCAATTTCAACACCGCAACAGAACCGTCAGTATTAGAGAAGTCCGGCCTGTTTGCGAAAAAGGTTTCTGTTACTGCATCAACAAAGTTCAAACCGGGAGATATTCTGGTTACAAAGAGCAAAGGACATACCGTTATCATTGTTTCTGTAGACGGTTCTGCGCCGAGTGGCGGCACATCTACATCAAAACCGGCAGCATCAGGCGGTACAACAAAGGTTGAGAGCGCAAGAAGCAAAGATGCAGCAATCGCCGGAAAATACAAAACGACCGGCAATCTGTATCTGAGAGTTGGAGCCGGCACTGGGAAAACTGCAATCACTTTAATGCCAGCCGGATCATCGGTACAGTGTTATGGTTACTACACAACCTACAACGGAACACGCTGGTATTATGTGGCATACGGAGACAAAACCGGATTCTGTTCATCTGCATATTTACGGAAAGCCTAA